CCGAGTTTCTTGCTCAGGTTCGTCATAGCTTAGCCCTCCTTCTTGCCGAACAGCGCAGAAACCTTGGCTCTTGCATCGGCCATCCGCGCTTCCGGGGTCTTCTTTGCGTCATCGTCTTCTTCGTCTTCCTCAGCGGGGGGAGGCGTCGCGCCAACGTCTTCGGCGTTGGATTCGTCGGCATCATCCTTGAGGTCGGACAAGAATTTCTTGCCCTGCTTTGCACGCTTCTTCGCGTCGGCCATCACCAGATCGGCGGCGGTGCAAGGCTTTTCGCCATACTTGGCTTCGCGCACGTCGGCAGGATCGAGCAGGCTGGCAACTTCGTCAATTTCCTGCATCCGTTCCCGTTCGGCCTGAACCGCCGCATTGACCGCTTCGGTGTGATCGACAGCGGCCCGTGCAGCAGCTTCAGCCTGAGCGATTTCGTCCGGGTATTTTGCCCGGAGCTCTTCCAGTGTCATAGAGTTTCCTCCTTCTTCGCCGGGATTCTCCGGCTTGTTTTTATTCGCCTCAACCGGGGCCGCTGCCTCGGAATCGACCGTAGGAATGTTGTCCGGGGCAAACATGCCCGGAGCGAGGTGAAACTGCTTGCCGCGCACGAACAGGCTGCGCCCATCCGCGCTGGCGGCGATACCGACAGGCTCGGCATCTTCAATCAGTTCATCCGCGAAGCCCTTTTCGAGGGCCTCACGGCCTGTCATGTAGGTTGTATCTGCCATCATGTGCATGATGACCGTTTCAGAAAGCCCGGTTTTTCGCTTGTAGACCTCGGACTGCATCTTATCCCATGCGTCCTGCTGCGTAGCCTGCTCCCGCAGCTCATCGGCGTTATAGCCGCCGAAAAGAAACTGCCAGCACTTGTGAATCATAATGATGCTGGACGGATTGACCTTGACCGTATCGCAGGCGCACATGATGATGCTGCCGCCCGACATGGCTACGCCGTCCACAATACAGGTGAGCTTTGCGCCGCTCCGGGAAAGCTCCCGCAGGCGGTTATGAATCATATTTGAGGCTCCGGCGTCGCCACCGTAGCTGTTCATGCGGATTGTGATGTTCTTGCAGGAAGAAATCTGCTTGAGGTCCTCCAAAAACTCACTGAGCAGAATGTACTGCCCCTCGATGGGTTCGCCCCACCAGTTTGTCGGCTGCTGCTCATAGATGTCGCCATACATGGTGATCTCGGCCGAGCTGCCAGATTCATCCGTAGTGGCCATGGTATAGACCTTTTTGCTGATCGAAATAGCCGGCGCATTTTTCATTTTCATGCCCGATTCCTCCTTCACTCTTCACCGCTCGCAGGCGGTGTGTTTTCTGCTGGCTGCTGTACGCTCCCGATGGCTGCGAGCAATTCATTTTCACGCGCAAGCTGATCGACATTTTCTTCCCAGTCGCCGCCAGACATTTCGCGCGTGACCTGATCGTTCGTCTTGATGGCGCGGTTGGTCAGCATCAGAGCGGCCTCGGCCTCCTTCTTCGGGTCGAGGGAACCCTGAACGGGGCCAATCCAGCGAGCGCCGCACCACGCCTCGCGCAAGAGCGGATCTGCGTGGAAGCCCGGAGCATTGATGCGTCCGAGCGCAACAGCTTCGGCCATGAACAGCTCGTAGATCGGCTGGCAGAAGTCGTTCACGAACCAAGACCGGCGCATTTTGAACGCTTCCCATGCTTCCAGCAGCGCACCGCGGCTTGCAGAGTAGGAGCTGTTGAATTCCTTGATGAGTACGTCATAAGGCAGTTCCAGCGCCGAGCCGACCAAGCGGCAAATTGTCTTCACGAACGTCTCAAACCCTGCGGTCGGGATGTTCGGACTGCCAAAGTTGACTTTCTCGCCGGGAGCAAGGTGCGTTACCGTACCCGGCCCCATTTCGTACTCGTTGGGATCGTCGGAGATATTGCTTGCACCAGCACCATCCGGGCTGGCAGTCGGAACGCCGGCAATGTCTCCTGTGCCGACTTCATTGAATGGCGTACCGGACGGATCGGTTTCCGTTTCAATCCATGCCGTAAAGAAGCTCTGCACCAGCGCCGCCATCAGCTCCGATTCCGTGTAGCGGCGAAGCTGCAGCAGCGGCTCAATAACCTGTGCCAGATACGGAACGCCGCGGTACTGATCGGGGCGCTCGCTGTCCATGATGTGCAGGATATTCGGCAGGCCGGTGCGCTCGCCGTAGGCCGGGACGCGCGTCCATTCCTGTTTCTCGGTCGTGATCTGGTGCGGATAGGTGTTGCTGATGTAATAGGCAACGACGCGGCCGTTTTTGTCGACCTCCACGCCGTCGAAAACGCGGTGACCGGCGCCGGGCTTCCCATCCGGAACGACGGCATCCATGAAGCTGCCGTAGGTGTAGCCTCCGCTGAAGTTGGTAGGTGTGGAAACGCGGTCTGCTTCAATGACGTGCAGCCGCATAGAATAGGGATTCAGCGGCGCCGCCGGGTAACGCTTCACCAGGACAAACACGTCTCCGGACATGAGCCACGATTTGAGCGCGAGCTGCTGCAGCGCCATGAAGTTGTTCAGGCCGAGCGCGTCGCAGTTCTGCTTTTTACCGCCCCAGAGCCGAAATTCCATCTCGGCTTTGTGCTGCCACTCTTTTGCCGCCTCCGGAGAAAGCCCCAGCAGGTCGCGGTCGACGGTCGCTTTCAGCGTCAAGCCTGTGCCGACAACCTTTGTGCGGTTGGTGTTGATGGCGCTCGTGGCCACGGGCGACGCCATATAAAGCATTCTCGACCGCTGGCGCAGCGTGGCATTGTTGCGGTTAATATCCTCGTTGGGCGAACCGCTGTCCGGGGTAAATCCCTTGAGCGCGCGCCGGGTGACGCTCGCGCCGGCTTCGCTATAGCCCTTGGCATACGGAGCAGCGCTCCGGCTGTGATTTCTCTTGCTCAATGCTTTCGCCTCCTGTGAAATAGAAAACGGACACTCTGGCGGTGAAAGGAGAAAACTCCGCCAGAGCGCCCGTGCAAAAGCCCTTTCGGGCGAATTGCTGTATTTAGCATTTTCGTGACCTCACGAAAATGCTCACCAATCGCGGGGGATGACGCCGAATGCCTTGCGGCGCTTGCTGCCGTTCAGCTCCGAGGTCAGTTGATCGATCTCATTCTCCATCTGCTTAATTTCTTCCGACAGCGCCGGGAGATCAAAACGGGTGAGCTGCCGGTCATCGATCATGTAGGATTTCACGCCGCCGTCGACCAGCGCCGTGTATGCGTCGTAGAGCTTTTCAAGCGCCGCTTCGCGGAACGCAAGCCGCTTCTCAATGATGATTCTGCTTGCCATAAAACACGCTCCTTACCAATCGTCGTAGTATTTCTGCCTGCCGCGCTGCGCCGTGCGGCGCTTCGGCGGTGTGATGTTCGCCGAGGGCGGAGCAGGCACACGGACGCCGGAGGCGGCCTTGATCTGGCGGTCAATCTCATCAAGATTCTTGGGCAGAGCCTTGAACGCGGCCAGCGCGTAGTTGCGGCAGTCCAAAGGCTCGTTGCGCTCGTGTCCGGGAATCTTCTTCCACGACCACGGCTGCTTCTTGTTCGGATCATAAACCTTCGTTTCCGACAGCAGACCCGCAAAATAGGCGCTGCCGTAATCGTCGCGCTTCGGGAAATGGCAATATTTCTGTCCGGGCGTCTGTACGCGCAGATTGTCCATGATGATTTCCTTTCCGGAATCGACGCCGAGCTGATATTGCCAGCAGGTGCCGACCGCAATCTGATTGACGAAGATCTTCTGTTTTTTCGGCGGTGAGATATAAGGCTTATCCTGTCCGGGCATACCTTTGATGCAGAATACTTTCTTGCTGATTCTGGCGTTGCATTGTGCGCGAACGCTCTGCGTGAAGTGACCGCCCTCATCCACGAAGGACATAGACACCCGCAGGCCGACGCCGTTCTCAAAACGCATCACACGGTCGAACACAACTTCATCGAGTTTGTTCCATGTGGCGTCATCATCCGGGCGCCCCATGACGATTCCTTTTTCAATGCCCCATGTTTCGCCGAAGAACCCGTGCCCGACGATCTCATACTCCATGCGGTCATCCTGCGTATCAACGCCAGCCGTCAAAACGAGGACGCCCGGCGGCAGCTCGACCGGCTCGCCGTTTTTGTCCTTGCCGTAGTCCTCGCGGCGAGCGAGCAGCGAATCCTCATCCTCAATGTCGCCGCGGTCTTCCCACGGCTCACCGAAGCAGGTGTTGAAAACGACCTGCATCTTTTTCGTGCTGCCAAGCGCATTGAGATATTTCAGGACGATAGATTCCCACGAAGCCCACTGGCTGACGAAAGCGTTCAGCCAGAAAGAACGGGTTCCTTGGCCGTAGGCTTCCGGATTCTCGGCAATCCATTTTGCCGGGGCGCGTTTCATCTCCGCTTCCGTGGAAATGCAGCCGCAGCCGGGGCAGGTGTAGTACACCTTCTTGACCTTGTAGGTCTTCTTGTGAGAGACGATGATTTCGTCGTACTCAAAGCGAATATCAGACCAGCGGATTTCGTGGTACTCGCCGCAATGCGGGCATTTGGAGTTCCACCGCTCCATCGTGCCTGTGTAGTAGGCAGATTCGATGGCGCTGGCATTTTTGATCGTCGTAGTTGATACTTCGACGGCCTTCGCATTATAGAACGTGGTCTGCCTGGCCATTGCCAGATCCCACGGATCGCCCTCATTGCCGGCGCTCGTTGCCCATCGGTCGCGTTCGTCGCCGAACACATAGCGGATAGGCTTTGATGCAAGCGCGTGTGCCTCGGTCGAGCCGCACATCGTAAGGATGCCGCCCGGATAGGCCTTTTGGAGAATTGTATTGTGAGAGTCGCGGCTTTTCGGCGCGGCGATCTTCTGCCGCAGAGCCGGACTGTCGCGCAGCATCGGCGCGATACGGAGCTTGGAATACTCCTGCGCGTCAATGGTTGTGGGATGAATGAACAGAATAGAGCCGGGGTCCTCGTCAATGATGTAGCCGATGCAGTTATTCAGAAACTCGGACTTGCCGACCTGCGATGCGGCCACCATGACGATGTGCCGAACCTTTGGGTCCGTAAAAGCGTCCATCGGCTCGCGCAGATAGGGCGTGCGCTCCGTACGCCACGGGCCGGGTTCGGCTGCGCTCTCAGCAGAGAGGCGGCGTTTGGCTTCTGCCCATTGGGTGACGGTAAGGTCATCAGGCGGCGTCATGCCAGCCAGCGCCTTGCGCATGGCCTTGTTCAGACGTGCCGCGCCGCGCCGTTTGGCTTGGCGTTCGGCTTCGGCTTTTTTCAGCGCATCGGCCGCTGCCTCATTCTTCGTCATAGCTGCGCCCCGCATTGCTCCAGTCGCGCCGCTCGTTTACTTTCTCGGCGTATTTCTCAGGGTCGTAGTGATACGCAGCCAGTTCGCGCATGACCTTATGGACTTCCTTGCGGATGGTCTCGGCAGCCTCAGCCGGGCTTTGCGCGGCGGTGACGTCAACCGACAGCCGCCCCGGAAGCGACAGCAGCGCAGCGCGGATGGTGTAAATTAGATCTTCCGTGAAGCCCTCCACATCTTCCGAGCGGTGCAGCTTGCCTTTCAGCTCCTCGACCTCCATCTTCGCAAGCTGAGCTTTGGAGAGCTTGAGCTGCGCTTCGGACTGCCGCTTCGCTGTTTCCAGCTTCTGCTCGGCCTCGCTGATCTGCGGTTTGGAAAGGAAATTGATATATCGCTGAACCGCGTCGCCGAGCTGGAAGTAGCCGCGTCGCACCGGAACGATTGTTCCGTCCTGCGCCATCTGCTGCACACGCCGCGCCGTCACGCCGAGGATCGCGGCCAGCTCTGTCGTGCTGATTTCAGCTTCGGCATCGATCTTGAGTCTCGTTTCAGCCATATAGCAAACTCCTTTCACGCTTTTTCTGATGGGGCTCAGCGGAATTCCACCGCGGCACCCGTGCTGCACGGGCGTGGTCCTTACCCCGATGTGACCATATGAACATTAGGAGGTCGGCGCGGTATGCCTCACCCGCGCCGTGGTATGAAAAATGCGCGGTATCTGCCTCGATACCAGCACATATTCCAGCGGTAATCGTAACGAAATTACCAGAAAAACAGGAAACTAACTAGGCGAAAAATGGGGTCGTCGAGCCCGCAACAGATGCCGCCCCCTCCCGACAGTACCTTTTCAGCGGCCGAATCGATCACGACGCATGATACCCTGCCACCCAGCAAACTTATCGCGCGTGACAACGTCCTTTTCACAGGGCTTCTTGCAGCCTTTGCGCCCTCGATGGCAGATGCACACCGTCTTTCCATTGACGATCTGCACCCAGACAGGAATCTTCTCTTGTTCTTGCATCGTTTATCGCCTCACATCTGTACGGATTTGACAGGGGATTGGCTGCATACCCACCCAGCCCTTACGAATAATTACCGAGGCTACGATTGTTCGGTGGAGAAAAGTGCATCGCCCTCCTTGATGAACATGACGTGGCCGCAATGCTCACAAACGACCTTGGCATACTTGGGCGGCTTCTCGGCTACGCTCAGAGCGGACGCTTTGGCGCGGTCTACCTGCTCCTGCGTGGTGATTGCAACATTCTGTGCTTCTTCCTTTGCGGCGTTATCCAGATAGGCTTGGTATCTGGCACGGCGGTCCTCTTCGGATTCACCGACCACCCCATCATCGAAAAGAGCATCGGCGTCAAAATCGTCGCTGGGAGCAGGGAAGCCAAGGGATTCGAGATCGAAGTCAAAGTCAAGGTTGAGCATATCGATCTCGTGGAGCAGCTCGTCGTTGATCCACTCGGAGAATTCGGAAATGCGGTTGTCGGCCAGACGGTCGAGCTTGATCGTTTCTTCGTCGGCGTCTGTTACGACGCAGGGTATTTCCTCCATGCCGAGCCGAATGGCGGCAGCATAACGGGCATGACCTTTGACGATGATACCGTTGCGGTCGATGACCAGCGGCACGTTGAAGCCAACCTTCGGAATGATCTCGACAAGCAGGTTGACCGTCTTATCGTTTTTCCGGGGATTGCGGACATAGGGCTTGACCTCGGAAATCTTCTTCATCACGATCTGATTAACAATCTCCATCAGCGCCAGCCTCCTTTCGATACTTCTGAAGCTGACGCGCCTGATTCTCGGAGATCGCAGCGCGTGTGAATGAATTGTTTTCGTAGAGCTTCGCATATCCGGTGATGTGCTTGAGGCGCACTAGCTCTTCCGGTTCTAGGCCAAGCTCATTGCAGACCTGCAGATCGGTCGCGCCGTTCATCAGCATTTCCATGACGATATTGGACATACCGTTAATGGAGTGCTTGCCTCTGGCGCGGTTGTGCCGGACTGTCGAAGCCATGAGGTCGTTCATGGTCTTGCCATGAAGCACAACACAGGGCAGCTTCCCCTCGCATGAAACGTAGATGTCTTTGAATCTGCGCATGATGCTGTATCGGTGGAAGCCGTCGACGATAACATACCGGTCTTTCTTTTCGTCGTAGATGGTAACGACGGGCTGCGTGTAGCCGTCCGCTTTGACGGAGCGATAAAGCAGCTTCATCTCCTGCGTGGCGACACTGTTGGGGTTGTAGTCGTTTGCGTGGACCTTTTCAATGGGTATCCACTCGACCTGATGAATGGGCTGATCTGAAATCATTTCTTGCTGCCCATATATTGCTCAAACTGCGCGGCGTCGCGTTTGCGATAGGTGGGAGCCTTTTCCCGGATGCGGAAACGGGAGCGGGCATTTGCGTTGTTCGTGCCATCAATATCATTCAGGACGATCTCTTTGACATGGACACGATACCATTCGTCTCCGGTCTGATTCTTCCAGCGGTTTCGGAACAGCTCGTGGTATTCGGGCTTCACGATATTGGCAAGCAGATAGTCGCGGTATTCCTGCCACGAACGGAACGCAAAGGGGAGCTGGCGCGGGATGATGTCGCCGCTGTCAAAGGTATGGGCGAATGTACCGACGCCAGATACGCGACGGATGAACTTGTTGTAGGTGTCCGGCTCAAACTCCTGCAGCATTTCAATCGAGTGCCAGGCGGTTTCGTGGATGAGCGCCGAAACACGCATCGCCTCCTTCGCCAAGCCCCACTGGTATTGCAGATCATAGACGCGATTGTATCCCCAGTGATTCTTTGCGATGGCTGTCCAAATATCGTCATTGGTGAAATCATAGATCGGCCAAAACACCTGACATTTGCCGACCTTCTTCTTGCACCATGTGACGCCCTTGTACCGCGCTTCATGCTGCGTGATGGCAACACGCCGGTTCAAGCTTTCCGTCATGCGCATTCCCACCAGCACGGCACAATTCTCAGAATCGGTGCAGTAGGACGGGAGGACGTTGACAAGCTCATGGAATCGGTTTTCGCTGCTGGGGTTTTCCTTGATGGAGAGCGGGTGCTGCGGGTGAATCCAGATCGCTTTGTCCTCCGGATTCCAAACACTGATGAAATTCTTCTCTGGGGAGAGCGTGTTTGTGAATTCAAAGGGGATCTGATACCAGTACGGCGTGACTTCCGGCAGCTCCATGATGTGCTGCATATAGTCCACCGTCGCTTGCCACTCGGCTTCCTGATCGAGCCAGAATACCTTGAGCGGCAGACGCCCGCGCTCCTGCGCAACCATAAGCGCCATGCGGAAAAGAACTGTACTGTCCTTGCCGCCGGACATGCTGACGATCACATCGTCGTGGCCGTCGAAGATCATCCGCAGCCGTTCCAATGCTTCATCGAATACGTTGTTTTGCAAGTAGATCATTGCTGCTGACCCCGCGCCGCTCATGTGAGCAACATAGGGTTTCCTCCTTTTTTCGATGTACCCGCAGCCGGCAGCGTTGGCGATACGCCGCAGGTTCGAGCCATCCTCCACGCAAGGAGCATCGTGGAGGCAAGTCCTCCTTCCGAATAAAATGAGCAGCGCCCCCGATCAGGAGCGCCGCCCGGCTTGATTTGGAATTTTACGAGTCTAATACTAGCATATTGTCTGCGGACATGAAAGCACCACGCCGTGCGACAAAATTTAATTGCGTGCAATTACGTACAATTACGTGCAAATAGATACCATGGCGTATATCCGCAATCAATCGTGGGCCGGTTCAGACAGGCAGCGATATACGGCGTGCTTCACGCTGGACTCGGTGCTGTACTTGCCAACAATCCCGGCAATTTCTTTCCACTGCATTGCGCGAATGAAGCGGAGACGGAAGATAATGCGGGTCGTTCCGTCTTCGATGGTGGAAATCCAAGCAGCGATGCGTTCTTCACTTTCCGCGATTACGGCTTTTTCGCGCTCGATCTCAGATTCCAAGTCTGCGATCTCTACGGCAAAGTCACCAACCTTGTCTCTGACGCCGCTTGCGTGGGGCATTCCGGTCAATTTCTGCGCACCCGGGACGGCAGCATCCCAAAGGTTTTTAAGCGTCTCCTCGGTCCTTGCAAGTTGCTGAACCGCGTCCAGATGCTCATTCAACTGTGCCAGAGTCATGTGTGCCGCCCCTTTCCATCGTTATTTCGTCTTCTTCCACGCGCGGATCGCAGTCTTCTTCGTACCTTTCGGCTTGCCCACTCTATTGCAATTATAACACCTGACGCAAAACATGGGCGGTGTTCTTGGACGCAGATATACTTCCTCAATCTTGCAGCGACTGTCTGCACCGCAAAATCGGCAGGTCAATTCATCGGTTCTCGGCATCGCAATACCCCCTACCTTGAGAATTGAGATTTCGGCAGATCGTGCAAACGCGATCTGAGGGGCACGCGAGGTGCGTGTTAAAGTAGCAATGAGGCTGCTCGTTCTTTGGAATGAAACGTATGAACGTTTCGTCACCGTCGGCCATGACGTGTACATGTGATTTCCTGACCGCCATCCTGTATAGACCGACGAAGACTTTGGCATCGTTCCCGACTGCAAAAGGTTCTCGGATGAACCGGCTGGCGTCGTTTCTACTCATGCCAGCGCCCATCAGCATCTTTAACGCTCTTTTTCTCTTCATGCCGTCACCTCCCGGTCAAAGACTTGCCAAAAGAGAAAAGAGCTTTGGCAAGAACGTCTGCAGGAGCACCATAATTGTAAAAGCAGCCTGAGAGCCGGTCAAATGCATCGCAGATTCTCTCACAACGCAGATATGCGTTGTATGCTTGGAAATTGCTGTCGCCGGGTGCCTTGTTCCGCATAAGTCCGTTTGCATGATTTCGGCTATACCCGCGAGCCATCAGCAGCTTAACTGCGCGTTTTCTGGTCACTGTTCATGTCCTCCTTTTCACGTTCCATCCGTTTCTGCTCCATACGCGCCAGCCGATCATCGCTTGCGACAGCCCATTTCCGGCGTTCTGACGCTTTTGGGCGGCGCAGAAAATCAGCTCTGGCGTTCGAGGTATAGGCGGCTGGCATACCCAGCTTTTTCGGTTTAGACATTTTTCCGTTCCTCCAAAGCCCGCTCGGCTTCTTCAAAACTGAGAAATGCGGTTTTGCCGATGTCATCCGCTGCAATCGTTCCGAACCCTTGCACATTAAGCACTGTACGCCCATTAAGAGTACTCACATCGGTCACCCAGAATCTCCATGCGCGGCCAGCGCTGCAGATGTAAATACCGTCCCCGCGTTTGCACGGCAGGATCACGACGCGTCCCTCTTTGTCCGCCACGTGTAGCTCGTGCGCGCGCTCGACTCTGGATTTATCATGGTCAAACGCAATTTCGATGACTTCTTTCATCCAAACGACCCGTTCCGGCGTCACGCCGG